TCGTGGTCAAGCCCACCTCGGAGGCTGTTAGTGCTGGAAACCCCAGCTATTCCTTCAACGCTTTGGTCACACAAATTGTTCCCTTCAGCTCCAATGTCGGGGATTTGGCTACACAGGATGTTTCCTTCCCTGTATCGGGAGATGTTACCCGCACCACAAGCTAATTAGTGCTAAAGTTTGAGGCATGAACTTCAATCTGTTAGTAACTTTTCTTGATGGTACAAACCGTGAGGTCAGTGGCATTGCTGCTGACCTTGTGGCATTTGAGGCGCACTTTGATTTGAGTGTGGCCCGCTTGAACCAGGACATGAAAATCACGCACTTGCTTTGGCTGGCGTGGCATGTTCTGAAGCGCACTGGAGACACTAAGCACACTTTTGAGAAGTGGGTTGAGTCTGTCGAGGGCGTGGAGGCTTCTGACCCAAAAGCATAAAGGGGCTGGGTGAAACTTCCGCACATTGGATGATTGCCCAGATTGCGGTTGAGACGGGTATCAGCCCTAATGAGTTGGCTTCTTTAGATCCTCGGATGTTGTGGACTATTCAACGCGCCCTCATTGCTAAGGGTAATCAGTCTAGGAAGCCACGCAAGGGCAAGCGATAGAATGGAAGCAGGATTGGAGCTGTCTTGCTTTCTACAACAATGCGTGCTGAGGGTGTCGCTTCTGTAACCCGTGAGCTGCGTTCGTTAGATCGTAAGGCTGTGAATGAGTTGCGGAAGCAGATGCGTGCCCGCATTATTCCTATTGCTAAAGAAATTGCTGGTGAGGTTCCCCAGCAGGCACCGCTATCGGGGATGAACCATAACGGTGTTACTAGGTGGACTGGCACCCCGAGGGCTTCTATGTCTTTCACCCCTGGGAAGTCGAGGGGCGGGGGGACACGCTTGCTGGGTATGAAGTTCACTGGTGGCACCCGCGGTTCTGGCGGTATCGGTTTTGACTATTCGGAGCTTGCGGGTTCGAGCAAGCGCCCTGGTTCACAGTTTTCGAAGGTGTATGAGCGTGGCGGTTATGGTGGGCAACAGCATCGGGTGACGGGCCAGGGGCGTGCGTTCAATCGTGGGATTCGTGCGTTCAAACCTATTAGGGGCAAGGGTGGGTTCTTTGTGTTTGATAGCGCGTTGAAGAAACACTCCAGGATTGAGGGCATGGGTAAAGCGGCTATTGCCCAGTTTATGCGTGATGCAACAAATGACCTACAACGATTGAGGGCTAGATAATGGCTATTTTTATTCCCCTAGTTACTAAGTTTGACCCTAAGGGTTTGCAGGGCGCTCAGCGTGCCCTTGCTAGTTTTCAGAACTTTGCGGTGGATGTGGGGCGGGTTGCTGCTGCTGCTATTTCTGCTGTTGCTGTGGGATCGGTGCGTGAGGCTTCACAGTTTGAAACTAGCTTTGCAAAGATTCAGGGCCTTGTGGGTGTTACGGCTGATGAGATTGGTGTGTTGGAGGATGCGGCTAGGCGGTTAGGCCCACAGTTTGGCATCAGTGCCACTGAAGCTGCTGAAGCTTTGTTCTTCATCACCTCGGCTGGTTTGCGTGGCGCTGGGGCTACTGAGGTTCTGGAGGCATCCCTGAAGGGTGCCGCTATCGGTTTGGGTGACACTAAGACCATTGCTGACCTTGCTACCTCGGCGGTGAACGCTTATGGGGAGTCAAACCTGGGTGGCGCTCAGGCTGTGGATGTTCTTGCTGAGGCTGTGCGATTGGGAAAGCTTGCGCCTGAGGAGCTTGCTGGCGCTATGGGGCAGGTGTTGCCTCTAGCTTCTAACTTGGGTGTGAGCTTTGACCAGGTGGGTGCTGCGCTTGCGGGCATGTCTAAAACGGGTACTGATGCTAGTACCGCTTCGACACAGTTGCGCCAGATCCTTGCCACGATTGCAAAGCCTACGGGTGAGGCTAATGATGCGCTTGCTGACATGGGTTTGTCTGCTGAGGGCTTGCGGGAGCAAATCAAAGAGAAGGGGTTGTTTTCTACCCTTGAAACTTTGACCGATGCGTTTGATGGCAACATTGAGGCAACTACTGCGGTGTTCGGTAACATCAGGGCACTTTCTGGTGTTCTGGACTTGATGGGTGCGAGCGCTGAGGATAACGCGCTTGTGTTTGAGCAGATGGCTGATCAGACTGGTGTGCTGGATGAGGCGCTGGGGATCACTGCTGATACTGCTGCGTTCAAGTTTGATGTGGCTATGGCTACCGCCAGGGATAGTTTGCTGGAGATTGGTTTGGCAATCCTGGAAAATGTTTCCCCTCGCTTAGATGATTTCATCAAGTGGATGGAACAAAACGGCCCCGCTATTGAAACGGGTTTCATCAGAATATTCGATGCTGTGGATAAGTTCATCACCAGTGAAATCCTCGCTAACATCATCCAGGCGTTTGCGGATATGTGGCCTGAGATTGAGCAAACTATTGAGAGCTTGGGGAACCTTGTTCTTGCTTTGAGTCCACTGCTTGAAGGCACCCTGGATAACATTCTGCCCATGATCGGTGACATGGCAAGCATCATGTCTGACATCACTTTCTTTGTGGATGAAACTGTTGGTTCTTTGGGTGACTGGGAAACTGATTCACCTGGGTTTATCAAAATGTTGGAGCTTCAACTAAACCCGATGCTTAGACTAAAGGAAGTTCTTAGCCAACTTGCTGGCCTGTTCGATAGGGCTAGGGCGGCGTTCGAACGGTTCAAGGCTGCTGGCGGGTTGAATAGCGTAGACCTTTCTGCGATAAACACAAGCACGCTTGGTGGGCGTAGGGCTTCTGGTGGGCCTGTCGCTGGCGGGTCTAGTTACCTGGTGGGCGAGATGGGGCCAGAGATTTTCACCCCTGCTGCGGGCGGTGGACACATCACACCTAATAAGTCTTTGGGTGGTTCTAATATCACTATCAATGTCAACGCTGGGATGGGTGCTAATGGGGCGCAGATTGGTGAGCAGATTGTGACTGCGATCAAACGCTATGAGCGCACTTCTGGCCCTGTGTTTGCGAGTGCCTAATGGCAACGGTTATCGAGCTTGGGGCGGTTGAAGGTTTCATTCTTGATGACCCTGTCGCGGGTGTCCTAGACAATACGGTTTACACCCTCGGGGGGACTGTGTTCAAGGACATCACTTCAAGGGTGATCAGTGCGACCACAAGCAGGGGGAAGAACCGTGACCTGGATAGGTTTAGTTCTGGTTCGCTAAACATTACTGCGAGCAATGAGGATCGCGCTTTCGACCCTAACTATGCAAGCTCCCCTTACGCTGGTGCGATTGTGCCCAGGCGTGAGGTGCGGGTGACGGTGGATGGGGTGCGCGTAATCAGCACCACGATTGATGACTGGAACTATGGGTATTCCCCTGATGGTAGTTCTCGCGCTGAGATTGTTGCCACCGATGAGTTCACTTTGTTGGCCCGCCAGGTTTTGACTGCTGGGACTGCTACGCCGCAACTGTCTGGGGCGCGTGTGTCAGCGGTGCTGGATATGGTGAGCGTGGCGTGGCCTGAGGATAAGCGCAGCATTGATGTGGGTGAGAGCACTTTGGGTGCTGATGTGTTCGAGGGGAACGCGCTTCAGTACCTGCAGAAGATTTCTGATAGTGAGCAGGGGTTGTTGTTCATTGCTAAGAATGGTGACTTGGTTTTCCGTGACAGGTTGGATGCTACCCCTACGACTGCTGCGCTAACAGATTTCACTGATGATGGGACAGGGATCCCGTTCACTTTGACGGCAGTGAACTACGGTTCTGAGCTGTTGTACAACCAGGCTGTTGTGACCTCGGGTGAGTTGTCTGCTCAGGCAGGGAATGACCGTTCTCAGATTGCTTACGGTGTGACCTCTGTGGAGTTGGATACTCTGGTTTCTACTGAGGCACAGTTGCAGAACTTGGCAGATTTTCTGGTGCAGAAGTATGGTGACCCGGAGTACCGTTTTGAAACTATCAGTGTGAACTTGGACACTGTGGGAGTGACATATAAGGCCACCTGTTTGGGGTTGGAGATTGGTGATGTGGTTTCCATCACTTTCACCCCTAATGGTATTGGTGATCCGATTGAGCAGTATGGGCAGATTATTCGTATCAGTCATGAGCTGGAACCGTCACGGCATGACATGTTCATTAGTGTGGCTTCGCTAGACTGGACTTTCTTGGTATTGGATGATGCTGTGTTTGGTAAACTTGACAGTAATAACGCTTTGGCTTTCTAGGGAGAACAATGGCTGGCGCTGGGTATCGCACTTTTAGTGCAGGCGAGGTTTTGACTGCCTCGAATGTGCAGACTTATTTGATGGATCAGGCTATCCCTGTGTTCGCTGATGCGACTGCCAGGGATGCTGCAATCACTTCCCCTGCGGAAGGGCAGTTCGCTTTCCTGAAGGACACTGATGCCTTCCAGGTTTACACTGGGAGTGCGTGGATTGCTGCGGGTGGCGCTAGCGTAGGTTTCGAAACTAACTTTCTACTCATGGGAGCATAAATAATGGCAACATCATACAAATCACTCGGGCAACTTGACCTGACTACGACTTCGCTGACGGACTTATACACCTGTCCTTCCTCGACTGAGACGGTTGTCAGCACGGTTATCATCGCTAACCGGACTGCGAGCGCAACAACTTTCCGCCTGGCTATCCGTGTGGATGGTGACGCGATTTCGAACCAGCATTACATTGCTTATGATGTACCGGTTGGCGCGAACGATTCGACTACTTTGACTTTGGGTATCACGATGTTGGC